GGGAAAATCAAACATAGGTGGAGTGTATTAGTTTTTAGAGTTCAACCCACTGGGTAGAGTTACCATCATCGACATAGATCTTCAGCTTTAGTGCAGTCTTATCGAAGTACAGGTCACCATCAATTGGATTGGCAGGGACAACCGTAGGGATATTCAGAGTATCGTCAGTGAGATTAGTGCGCTTAACAATAGCGTCACGCATCTGTTTAACAGTAGCGCCAAACGTGGATTGAGTATCCAGGACAGCTACAACTTTAGTTCCGTAAGCAGACATAATTAGAGCGCATCAACAGCGTAGAATTGGATAAGGATTGACTTGATTTCATCAGACTTGGGAGACTGCATAGCTAAGGTGAGAACGTAGTAACCTGCAGCAGTAAAGGTGACAACAGTGTTCTTTGCATTAGGTGTTCCGAACAATGGAGCTGCTGGAGGATTACGTGACTCCCATTGATAACTAGCATCAGTGATAGCACCATTGTGAGTCACTACAATAGGCAGCGGGTCATTGATTAGAACAGTCAATGCTGGTGCATTCTCTAAGTCATACTCAACGTCATTGACAGTCGCAGTGATCGGATCCCAATCAAGGTCATCAATCTGTTTAACTGAAGCAAAAGAGTTGACCTGATCAACAGGATCTACACCATTATCTCTAGCCTGTGTCTGGAATCTTACTTGACCATTCTCTTCACCAGCAGGGATCACAAAGTGAATAACCTGTGGTGTGTTGGTGTGGTTAGTCCAGGGACTGTTGTTCCAATCAGTGTCAGTAGCAGACTTGTGCTGTACACGGGAACGATAGACAACCTGGTCAGTACCACCAGCGTAGGTAGCACTGACACCAACAATGTCTTCACCAACAGCGTACACATTATCGTCAGACCAAGTTGCTTTCTGTGCAACTACCAGTTCATCCCAAGGATCAGGTCCAGGGACAGGCTCCCAAGGGTTCCCATCAGAGTCCACAACCTCAACGATCTCGACTCTTTTGAGGTAGGCACCAGCACTATCAGTATCAACACCGACCTCTTGAACAGAGCCGATTTGTAATCGTTTGAGGTATGCAGACATTTAGTTATCCAATAGAAGGAGCAGTAAGTGCAATAGGCTGTGACTCAGCAGCAGCCAGATCGAGTGGGAAGTTATGAGCATTACGCTCGTGCATCACTTCCATACCCAGACCAGCACGGTTCAGGATATCGGCCCAAGTATTAATGACTTGACCTTGAGGAGTGATGATTGATTGGTTGAAGTTAAAGCCATTCAGGTTGAATGCCATGGTGCTCACACCAAGTGCAGTGAACCAGATACCAACCACAGGCCAAGCAGCCAAGAAAAAGTGAAGGCTACGTGAGTTATTAAAAGACGCATACTGAAAGATCAAACGACCGAAGTAACCATGAGCGGCTACGATGTTATACGTCTCTTCTTCTTGCCCAAACTTATAGCCATAGTTCTGACTGACATCTTCAGTCGTCTCACGTACCAACGAACTGGTGACAAGAGAACCGTGCATTGCTGAGAAAAGACTCCCACCAAATACGCCGGCAACACCAAGCATATGAAAAGGGTGCATGAGAATATTATGTTCAGCTTGGAAGACGAACATGTAGTTGAAGGTGCCGCTGATTCCCAGAGGCATTGCATCAGAGAACGAGCCTTGGCCAAACGGATAGACAAGGAAGACCGCAGATGCTGCGGCAACAGGCGCTGAATATGCGACAAAGATCCACGGCCTCATTCCGAGTCGATAACTAAGTTCCCACTCTCGTCCCATGTAAGCGTAGATACCGATGAGGAAGTGGAATACCACGAGCTGGAAAGGTCCGCCGTTGTAGAGCCACTCATCGAGACTTGCGGCTTCCCAGATTGGGTAAAGGTGTAACCCGATTGCATTTGAGCTGGGAACGACTGCTCCCGAGATGATGTTGTTTCCGTACAGGAGTGAGCCTGCGACTGGTTCTCTAATGCCATCGATGTCAACTGGTGGTGCTGCAATGAATGCAACGATGAATGCGGTTGTAGCCACCAACAAGGTGGGAATCATAAGTACGCCGAAGTGTCCGACGTAAAGACGGTTGTCAGTGCTAGTCACCCAGTTGAGATACTTATCCCACAGTGATGACCGCTGCTGAATTGCAATAGTTGCGGTCATGTTTTTTATAAATTAGAAGAAGCCAGGAATCAATTGTCCAGTGCATGCGTATGCACCGATAGCCGCAATGACTCCTAGCATTGCCAAGCGGCCATTCAAGCGTTCAGCACGCTCGTTATGAGGAATGGAGTTTTCGTCGATATACATTTTAGGTTCAATAGCGTAGAGATTCAGGCGTCCGCCGTCTTCATTAATGGTGGTCATTTACCTTTAGTTTTTACACAGTTATTGACACGGGTACCAGCCTTGACTTTGGTACCACGCTTTGAATATCCTTTCCAGCACTTAGAGTCAAGGCGTGTTTTATTGGCAGGTTTCTTTTTCATATCAGAAGGTATATTTAACGCCTGCTTTCACAGACAATTTAACATCATTGAGATCCCAGTCATCACCGGAGTAAGCTTTGATCTCACTGTAAGCAGTGACATCCTCAGTCAGGGCAGTCTTGATACCAACTTTGCCACCGACTTGATGTTCCAATTCTTCAGCACCATCACGGCTTACGAAGCTAGGACCGCCTTGGACATAATAGCGAGAGGATTCTCCAAGCTCACCTTCCCAGCCATACTGGGTGTCAAAGCGAGTAGAGCTGTAGTCACCATCTTGGATCGAGGAGTTAGCCTCGACATTGACGAACTGACCAGCGAAAGCGGGAGAAGATGCCAGCAGGGTAGCGGCGGAGATAGCAATAAATTTCATTCTAAATAAGTGGATTACATATTGAGTTCAGATCGTGCGAGTGCATCAAACACATCTTGTCGGTATGCAGGATCGTTGTCATAACGAGGATCATCCATAGCAGCGACAAGCTCAGCCTGCGATCTGAAGACAGGAGCTGAGGCTTCTTGAGCAGCGGAACCTCGGTACATACGACCTTCGTATCCCTGCTGTTCTTGCTGGGTAGCCATTAAGCCAGCCACAGCAAGTTGGATAGTGGCAGGGTCACCACTATCAATAAGAGAATCAAAAGCTTGAACATATGTAGGATCTACATTTTCACTTGCCCATTGCATTAGATTCGTATAAGACTCCTGACCACCAGCGAAGTTTTGAATCTGATTAACTTCAGAGTCACTGAGATCACGAACAGGTTCGTCGTAATCACCATCGTCAAGGGTGCTCAGGTAAGCATCCACAAGATCCTGAGAACTCATGGATGCAAACTTTTGGTAGGTCTCATCAGACAGTTCACCATTCTCATCCCACTCAGCGGTGGCATCAAGAACGAATTGCTCTGATTCTGAATACTCTACTTCTTGGTTTTCTTCTTGGACTTCTTCTTCTTCTTGCAGCTGCTCACCTTCAGGTTCAGCTTGTTCGGCATTTGGGTTAC